TGTCGCTGCCGGACAATGTACCGATTATGAGTTTCTCAATTGGTTCGCTGACACACCGCAATTCCTTGACTCATCGTGCTTGGTGCTCATTGAAACGTTCACGATCACCGCCCAAACCGTACGCATGAGTCAGCAGCCCATTGCCATGGAAGTGATCGGCACCATGAAGTTCCTCCTCCGCCGTGCGAGATCGTGTCCCGTAATGCAGACACCGGCAGCTGCTAAACGGTTCTGCTCCGACGCTCAGCTGCGGAAGATCGGCCTTTGGCAGCCCGGTAAGGACCACGCCCGCGACGCCATCCGGCACCTTGTTCTTGGAATAGTCACGCACGGTACTGGACAGGTACGCGAAGAGTTGATACAATCTCTAATATGACCACGACACCGAATCTCTACGACTTCTTCACCGGCCCCGTGATGGAGCTGACTATTGAGCCCGAAATCGTCGTCACCCTCGGCCGCTCGCGTGAGGTAGACGACGACAGCGTCGGGGTCGCAATTAGAGTCGACGGCGAGCTCACGTCGTACGTGACCATCCCGACGCCCGAGTTCGTCCGGACGATCAACATGGTGAGGTCGCTGCTGTGAGCAGCCCGAGGTACTGCGACGACGTGACACTCCGACGGACTGTGGAAGAGTTCTACGAGGGCGACAAGCGCTAATGCCCCACGTCCACATTAGACACGACACCTCTGACCGGCGTCTTGACGTCGCATGTGACTTCTCCGACAAGGAGTTGATCAAGACGGTGCCCGGGTCGCGCTGGGACGCAGACCGGAAGGTCTGGCATGTGCCGATGACGTGGGCCGCCTGCGTGCAGCTCAGGGGCACGTTCTCACACCGCCTCACGATGGACGACTTCGTCAGGGATTGGGCCCGCATCCGCAAGGTCGAGGTCGAGACGGCGAGGACATGGCACGACGTCATCGACCCCGGCGTCGAGGTCGAGGGCCTCTACCCGTGGCAGGTCGCCGACTACTTCTGGGCGAACGCTGCCGGGAGCGGCATGCTGCTCGGCAACGACCAGGGAACCGGCAAGACGATGTCCGTTGAGGTCGCTCTCCGCAGTCTGAAAGGCGCACTGCCAGCTCTGGTCATCTGCCCGAACAGCGTCAAGCGAGTCTGGGAAGCCGAGGCACGACGAGCGATGCCCGACGTCAACGTGTACGTCATTGGCGGGGGTGCTACCGCACGACAGAAGACGATCGTTGCCGGCCTCGCCGATCCGCGTGGAGTGCTCGTCATCAACTACGAATCACTGCGATCGCACTCCAGGCTTGCGCCTTACGGCAGCATTCGACTGAAGCGGTGCCAGGCTTGCGGTGGCGAAGATAAGAAGGTACGCCCCGCTAAGTGTCACAGTCATCCCAAGGAATTGAATGATACGGGCGTTATCAAGTCTGTCGTGATTGATGAGGCACAGCGCTTGAAGGATCCTAAGAGTCAGCAAACAAGAGCCGTGTGGGCAGTCTGTCACGACCCGTCCGTGACGCGTCGGATCGCGATGACGGGCACGCCGGTCGCGAATCACATCGGCGACCTCTGGTCGATCATGCACGCCGTCGCGCCGGAGGAGTATCCGGTTCGCTCCGCCTTCCTCGACCGCTACGCGCAGATGAGCTGGAACGCGTTCGGCGGCCTCGACGTCGTCGGCCTCAGGCAGGACCACGCCGCGGAGTTCTTCTCCTTCTTCGACGCACGGTACCGCCGCATCACGAAGGTGCAGGCCGCGCCCTGGCTGCCAGACAAGTACCGCAGCATCAGGTACGTGACCCTGCCGACGAAGATGCTGAAGGCGTATCGCGAGCTCGATGAGCAATTGATCACTCGTCTCGATGACGGAACAATCGTGTTCGCTTCGAACAACCTCACGCAGTCGACTCGTCTCCTTCAGATGTCGTCTGCCTACGGGACTGTCGAAGCCGACGGGAAGTATATCCTGACCGAGCCGAGTCCAAAGTTGGACGTGATGGAAGAGATCCTCGCTGAGCGCGGGGGGCGACCAATGGTCGTCGCCGCGCTCAGTCGCCAGCTCATCGACCTTGCCGCGGCGCGCCTCGAGAAGAGCGGTGTCTCGTTCGGACTGATCACCGGTGCCGTCCACGAGAGTGACCGGAGGCGGAACCTCGACGCGTTCCAGGCGGGCCGACTCGCTGCCCTGCTGGTGACCATCGGAGCGGGCGGCGAGGGCCTCACGATGACAGCCGCCGACACCATCCTCTTCCTCCAGCGGTCCTGGAGCCTCATCCAGAACCTGCAGATGGAGGACAGGGTCCACCGGATTGGCAGTGAGATTCACGAAGCCATCCACGTCATCGACGTGATCACAGAAGGAACAATCGAGGAGGATCAGATCGTGAGAGTGCAAGCCAAGCTGGCCCGTCTGGAAGAGGTCCGTCGCGACGGGCTGGACTTCTCAGTCGCCGGCCCGGATGATCTAAAGGTGGTGACATGATGCCGAACGCAGTTGACTACGCGAGCATCGCCGATCACCCGCTTCGGGCGATTCCGCAGACGACACTCGGCTACTTTCGTCATGAGTTGCGAAAGGTCATGCTGACTGGCGACATGCAGATCAGTAATGATGAGATGGTTGATCCGATCGCGGACGCGCTGTTGATGAGTGCCATCGAAGCATTGGATGATCGTCGTCACATCACGCTGCCGTGGTGCATTCGTTGTGGTGCTCTCATCGTCGATAACTCAACGTGCTTGCGTGCTCCTGATGGCGGTGTGCATGAAGGATACAACGGTCCGCCATTTGCAGTCCGACAAGGGCACAGTCTTCATGAGAATGGATGTCCACGCGCTTGTCCACTACCTGACTTTGATCCAATCTGCACCTGTCGTCGGGTTAGATCATGATCGTCGCATTCGACTTCGACGGCACGATCTGCGACAGTATGGGCGGGTTGGAAGACCTCGCCGTGGACGTCATCGGTCGGTACTGGGATGTCGCCGATGAGAATGTGATCCGGCAACGATACCGAGAAACATCAGGCGACCCGTTCGATGTGCAGTTACCGCGGATCATGTGCTCGACCGGTCGTGAAGTCAGTCTCGCCGTCGCTGCATACGCCGCTGAGAAGTTCGACGTGACGATCCGGTCCAAGCCGAAGAAAGAGACGATCGCTGCAATTCACCAACTGATCGCCGCGCATATCGGCGTGCACATCATCTCGTCCACCACGACACCGATCATTCGTACTTGGTTGCGAGAGCACCTCGTGCAGCTCGAGTCACTCATCCACTGTCACGGCATCGACATGGGAACGAAGATCGAGAATCTCAAACGGTGTCAGCCGGATTGGTTCGTCGGCGACAGCTTCAGCGACGCGAAGAGAGCAGCGATGCTCGGCATCAAGTTCGAGTATGTCGACATCCACGAACACATCGACACGCTCTTACGTGAGGTGCTACGTGAGCGCTGATGTCTACCGCGAACTCTTCGTGGACTTCTGCCGGGCCGAGCTCGCGAGCGGTGGCCCGGACCCGCAGGTGACGCTTGTCGGTCGCGCTGTCCGGGAGCAGGGTCTCATTCCGGCGGAGCAGGCCGTCTTCTGCGGCTTGTTCGTCGTGCCGTACACGGTCGGTTCGGGAGCTGTCCTTTGGCACCTCCGTCAGACCGGCATCACGGATTGGGCGTCCTTCCTCATCGAACACAAAGACGGGTTCCCGATGCGACGTGAGCGGCGGTCGGTCTGGGGTGATGACCGGCGGAAACTGATGGAGTCCGTCGTCTCGTGGATCGATTGGTGCTACACCACGTCATCCGATGAGGTCCATGCAATGACGTACGATGAGTTGTACATGAGTATCGGCAAGCGGGCGAAATACTTCGGCCGGTACGCAACGATGAAGGTCATCGAGACGATGCACCAGGCCGGTCTTCAGGTCGCACCGCAGTCATCGATCGTCGCGAAGGGAGCGAAGTACCCGCGGAAGATGCTCGCCCTGATGTTCCCTGAATACGACGACCTGATCAACTCGAAGGACAATCGACCAGAGACTTTGGCCTGGTTGAATCAACTCGCGCTCGCGGCGTCGGCTTGGACTGAGCAGGACGTGACCTGGTTCCAGCTCGAGACTCTCCTCTGCAACGCACGACAGAGTCTCGACGGCAAATATCCGGGCCGCAGTCACGACCGCGAGCTCGCGCACTGGCGGAAGGCGAACGGGTACTTCAACGAACGAGGCATCGTCGACCTCCGACAGGTTGTTCCGTTCTACCGTCTGCGCCTTGAGTTGTTTCCGCCTGAGTATCTCGGCGAGTACGGCGATATGAAATGGTGGGGAGCACGTCCGGATCTCGAAGCGGCGCAGAAAGAGAAGGTGAAGCGTGCCCTGGCACATCGATACGAATCTTGAGGTGTGCGGCACACCGACCGTCAAACAGGTCGAGGTCTATCAGTGGACGGCCTGCCTCACGGTCTGCACCAAGTTACCGCCCGCCGATGTACGACGCAAACTCATGTGGTGGCAGCACGTCCCCGTGACTGACGGCAAAGGTCTTCAGGTCGATGATTACGTCCGGGCCCGCGACTACGCGCTGGCGATGTTGGATCACGGCCACCGCGTCGTCATCAACTGTCTCGCCGGCCGCAACCGATCGTGTCTAATCGCTGCTCTCGTCCTGATGGAGCGGTACCGGATCGACGGCGCGAGTGCCGCCTACATAGTGCGTGCTCGCCGGCCAAATGCCCTTGTCAACACAGTCCACTACGAGTGGCTAGAGAGTCTGGAGGCTCGAATATGATTGAACACCGACCGATGCGCAGCTTGAAGGCCGAACTCAGTGATTGGCTGGATGAGGACGTCGTCAAGTTCATCAAACGACGGCACAAGAACGACGGTTTGACGTATACCGTAATCGCCAGAGAACTTCGTGAAAGCGGATTTAAAGTTAGTGAGGGCACGGTGTCTGAATGGGTGCGCAAGAGCTGGCGGGAGGGCTGATGATCCTCAACATCCGCGGCTCGTCGTGCAGCGGTAAGTCAACTAGCCTCTACCGCCTCCTGCAGGATTACCCCTCAGTCGAGGTCTGGGAGAAGGTCGGCTGGAATAAGGTCAAGCCTCGGCAAGTCGGACACCTCCTCGCCGGCGGCCTATTCATCGTCGGTCCGTACGCGCCAACGGCGAAGACCGGCGGCATGGACATGTTGATGCCCGGCAAGACCGAGTTGGTCACACTCTGGCTCGAACGGAACTGCGCCATCTACCCGCACGTCATCTTCGAGTCGATGATGGCGAGCCTCGCGATCGGTCGCTATCACGAACTTCGTAAGCGCCTCGACGTGACGTTGGGCGTGCAGAACAGCATCACGTTCGCCTTCCTCGATACGCCGCTCGAGGTCTGTCGCGAGCGTATCCTGTCCCGTAACGACGGGAAAGGGCCGACGGGGAAGGGCATCAACGAGGAAGCGACCGTCGATCACCAGTGGAAGCGAGTCCGGCAGATCCGCGAGCGCTTCACGGAGAAGAAGGAGCGCTGTGAGACCCTCCCCTGGGAAGCGGCGTACGAGACAATGATCGCTTTGCTGATCTCTGGGGGCTGGGATCCATTCTCGACCCCGCCGCCGGCGCACCCACGGATCCGTACCCGCTACTCGCTGGAGGACGTCTGGAACGAACTCCACACCAAGGGGATGCCAGACAGCGACCCGGAACGTGGTCAACGCTTCCTCAACGAAATCGAGAAGCACAGAGTGAAGTTCCCGTCATGAGCGCTCGCGACGACTACCCAGCCTTCGCCCCACTTGAGCAGTACGACGCGATGACCAGGGAGATCAACCGACTGCGGCGCTGGAAGACAGAGGCGCTCGAGGTGCTGAAACACTGGGACGCGGTCGGCGAGTGTTTCGATCTCTCCGGTCACCTCGGGGAGTACACCGCCGACAGCGTCCTCCAAGAGGTCACAAGACTGCAAGAGAAAGCGAACAAGCCCCCCGACCAACTGACAGAGCAGTTGGTCGAGGCCGCCCTCCGCTTTACCTTCCGCAACACGCTGCGACCCCAGGCGGACGCCGACGAGAAGCTGTCGGCGATTACCCGCATTGCCAGCGAGATTCAGCGACAGTGGCACCCGGACAAGCGGTGGGACACCGGGATATGAGGTACTTCACCAACTCAGAGATGAGCACCTTCCGCGACTGTCGTCGCAAGTGGTGGCTGGGGACGTATCGGCGACTGAGGCCGCGGGCGAGGAAAGTCGTAGGGCCAGCGCCCATCGGTACTCGCGTGCACCAATCACTCGCGCAGTGGTACGTCCCGGAGGGCGAGGAGCGGGTGGACCCGCGGGAAGCGCTCGAGGCAATCATCACCGCGGACCGCGCCGACCTCCTCGCGGGTTTCGGCGAAGACGAGGTCGCGAACGGCATGTTGGTAAAGGACTTCGAGGGCGAGAGTGACCTCGTCCGGGCGATGATCGAGGGGTACGTCGAGTGGCTCGCGGAAACCGGCATCGACAGTGACTACCGCGTCGTCGGCAGCGAGCGCGCCGTCGAGTACCAGTTCGCGGACGGACTCTCGATCGCAGGTCGTATCGACACCCTGCTCGAGAAGGTCAGCGACGGCTCGCACCTCGGCATGGACCACAAGACCGGCGACTTCGGCGCCCTCGTGAAGACACTGCCCATGGAGGAGCAGATGCTGCTCTACGAGATACTCAGGCGACTGACGACCGAGGGTCGCAGCAGCGGCATGCTGTTCAACATGCTCAGGAAGGTGAAGCGAACGGCAAGGGCCAAGCCGCCCTTCTACGAGCGTCTGCCGGTGCCGTTCAACCAACACCAACTCAACAGCGCGTGGTACCGGGTGATGGCGATCATCAACGACATTCTCGCTGTGACCGCTCGGCTTGATTCAGGGGAGTCTCACCTCACTGCGGCGTACCCCCGACCGAACAAAGACTGCTCGTGGAAATGTGAATTCTTTGCAGTCTGCCCAATGTTCGATGATGGCAGTCGCGCTGAAGACATGATACAATCTCTATACGTCGTCGGCGATCCCCTCGACAGATACCCGGACCTTACAGGAGGGACCGCCGATGAGTGATGGTTGGAAGTACCGTCCCATCTTCATCGCTGTGAACGGTCCTGGGCCGTGGCCGTGCTACCTCAACGCCTGTGAGGATCTCGTCCTACCAGACGAACTCGCCATCCATCACCTTGATGAGAATCACGAGAACAACGAACCAACGAACTTGACCGCAATGCACAAAGGGTGCCATAGTCGTCTGCATTTCGCAGGCGTTCCTCGATCAACCGAGACACGAGCCAAAATCTCGGCGGCCAAGACAGGTAAGAAACGACCGCCAGTCACAGATGAGTATCGGCGCAAGATGAGTGAGATCAAGCGCGGAGTCAGACTCACAGACGAGCACAAGCAGAAACTATCCGACGCAACTCATGCCTATTGGGCGCGTAAGAAAGGAATCGCATGACGGTCGATCTGAGGACGCTAAGCATCCTCGTCCATGCTGAGTCCAAGGTTGGGAAATCGACACTGGGGGCAACATGTCCCGCGCCAATCTGCATTCTGGACGCCGAAGGTGGCACCAAGTTTCTCCCCGGCAGCACGTACCTCAGGGACAGACTAGGTGGCCGTCCATTCACGATCATCCCTTGGGAACCATCACAGTCACCGCCGATCCCAGATGGAACGTGGGATGCCGCCGTTGTCACAGTCCGTAGTTGGCAAGATGTCCAGTATGCATGGCAGTGGTTAGCGCAGGGCAATCACTACTTTACGTCCGTCGTCGTCGACTCCATCACTGAGATCCAACGCCGTGCCAAGGCGAATCTGAAGGGCACGGAGGCGATGATGATCCAGGATTGGGGTCAACTTCTCACGGTCATGGACACCGTCATCCGCGGATTCCGTGACCTCACGATCGACCCGTACAATCCGATCAGAGTTGCCATGTTCGTCGCCGAGACTCGACAGATTGACGGCAAGTTTCGCCCATATATGCAGGGACAGATCAGCACCAGCCTGCCATACTGGATGGACGTCGTCGGGTACCTCTACGTCGACCAGGCACCGGATGCAAACGGACAACTCACGCAGATCGTCCGCAAATTGCTCGTCAACCAGACTCCTCTCTTCGAAGCCGGCGAGCGAGTTCAAGGTCTTGTCGGACCGGTCGTCGACAACCCTGACATCTACCGCATGCTCGAACTCATCTATCCGCACTATGCCGCGCCTGCACAAGAGATTCAAAGTGCCTAAGTCTCACCGCGTGTACTTCAGAATTCACGGTACTGGACCATGGTCGTGTGAAGATTGCGATATCATTCTCATTGAACTTGGACGACGATCGGGCCAGGGACAGATTCACCATATCGATCAGGATCATCAGAATGATGTCATCGAAAATCTTGCTCTTCTTTGCCGATCGTGTCATGCGCTACGTCATCGATATGATCGCGCTCGGCCGAGTACTGCTAAATCTCAGCAGAAGACGAGCGCAAGTCTGAAGGGGCATCCGGTATCACAGGAAACCCGTGACAAGATTGCTGCCGCACAGCGCGGTCGCGTATACTCAGAAGAGCGCCGCGCCGCAATGCGCGCTGGGTGGGCGTGCCGAAAGGCACATCTTGCGCAACTACCACAAAGGAGTGATTCCAGTTGACTACGATTGATTTCGGTGCCCTCATGAAGGAGGCTGGCGAAGGATTCCAGCCGGTCCCGTCGGGACCGTACAACGTCCAGGTCTCGAAGGCCGAGGCGACCACATCGTCTACGAGCAAGCCGATGATCAAGGTGCAACTCAGGATCGTCGGTGGACCGCACGACGGCCGACTCCTCTTCGATCAGTACGTGATCACGGCCGGTAACCCGAACGCCCTGTCTTTCTTCTTCGAACACATGGCCGCCTTCGGGCTCGACCGCACGTACTTCGCCTCGAATCCGCCGTTGGAGCAGGTCGCCGCCGCTCTCATGGGCCGACAAGTCGCTGTCAGCGTGGGCATCAAGCCGTTCAAGGGCAGTGATCGCAACGAAGTTCAGGCTTACAGTCCAATTACCGGCGGGCAAATCGGTGTCGCCGCCACGGCAGGATTTGGTCCCGGCGCTGGCATTCCGCAGGCAGCGCCCGTACCGCAGGTCGCACCGCCTGTCGCACCCGTTCTGGTTCCCCAGGCGCCAGTCGTCGCACCAGCCCCCGCACCCGCCGCAATGGTCTGGGTCATCGACTCCGGAACCGGGCAGCCCATGCAAGTACCCGCCGGCGCACCAACTCCGGTCCCGTCGCAGACGCCAACCGTCGTACCGCCTCCGGCCGCGATCGCGCCACAGGCCCCGGTCGCCCCGCCGGCCCCGGTCGCACAGATCCCGCCGCCAGCGCCGGTAGCACCCCCCGCTCCTGTCCAGGAAGTGCCGCAGCCTCCGGTCCCGCAGGCTCCCGTTCCTGCGCCGGCGCCGGCTCCCGCGCCCGTCCCGTACTCGGCGGGCGACGAGGAGCCGTTCTGATGGCGGACCTCAAGCCATTACCGATAGACATCGATACGGTGTGCACTTCGTCCAACTTCGAGGACGTCGGCGACTTCCACCGCAAGTTCGACCTCCACACCAGCGATCGTGATCCGGGGCCCATTGATGTCACGACAGAACTCGTCGAATTCCGGGTTCGATTTCTCACAGAAGAGCTCGACGAATTCCGTGACGGTATCGCACTAGGCGATCACGCCCAGATGTTCGATGCTCTCATCGATCTCGTCTACGTCGCGATGGGGACCGCACACCTCTTCGGCTACCCGTGGCAGGAGGGCTGGGACGAGGTCCAGCGGGCGAACATGATGAAGTTGCGGGCGACGACCGCAGATCAATCTCTCAGGGGCGGCACGTGGGACGTCGTGAAGGGACCGGATTGGACGCCGCCGGACATCGCCGGCATCCTGAAGGAGGTCGGGTTCGAATGAACTTCGCGAGTTATCGCGTTGTGGCGATTCACGACAATGCAGTCGAACTCTGGGATGGGGAGTCGAAGATCGAACCAAATCACCCGGCACCGGCGACGATGATCTGCCCGGTCGGCAACCCATACGCATTCCAAGTCGACGACGTCGTGGACCTGGTCGTCGTACTACGAGAACGACCGGAGGTCCAAGAGTGAGTCGCGTCTACATCGCATCCAAGGCGAAACACGGGCCCCAGTGGGTCGCACTTCGCGATGCTGGTATCACCATCACCTCATCGTGGATCGATCTCTATGAGTCGGACGCCATTCAGGATTGGCGGCAATTCTGGCTCAGATGCATCGCAGAGGTTCGTTCTGCGGACTACCTCATCGCAGTTCATTTCGAGGGTGACGGACCATGGAAGGGTGCTCACGTCGAGATCGGCGCCGCCATCGCCTTGAGTATCCCGGTACTCCTCGTTGGCGATCCTCCTGGCACGTGGGTCGAACACCCCCAAGTTACTCGGGTGACCATGCGCGAAGCACTGGAGATCGTACGATGACCGTTCACTTCGTTGCCTGTCAAAGTTTCGCTGGCGGGATGGACATGGGCGCGACGAAAGCCGGCCTGCGAATGGTCCACAAGGTCGAGAACGTCGGCGGATTCGGCATCCCGAATTGCGATCATAATCGGCACTTGCTCGGATACGATTGGAAGTGGCAGGCCGAGGCGCCAGCGGGGTGGGAAGTACATGATGTCGAGCTCGTGCTCGGCAATCCGCCGTGCAGCGGGTTCTCGGTCGCGAGCAATACCGAATTCCGCGGTGCCGACAGTCCAATCAACCACTGCATGTGGGACTTCGCCGACTACGTCGCGAGGGTCAAGCCGCAGATCGCCGCATTTGAGAGCGTGATGCCCGCGTATAGTCGCCCTGACGGTCGTAAGTTGATGGTCGACCTCCGGAACTACCTCGAAGCGATCTCTGGTCTCAAGTACGACCTCACGCACGTGAAGCACGATGCCGCGGCCGTTGGTGGTCCGTGCACTCGACGCCGTTACTTCTGGGTCGTTCACCGGATACCATTCCGAGTCGATGTGACACCAGTGACACTGCAGCCGACGTGGGCCGATGCGATTCATGATCTCGTCGACATGCCAGGTGACGACTGGGGGTTCCAACGATACGGCGCGACACTGGCGTCATTGTGGGCCACGCACCAGGTACGAGGCCTATTCGGTACGGACGGACACTGGTCGCCGCCGCTCACCGACAGGCGCGGGAGTCGACTTGCCATCCTGCTCGAACAGGAAGAGTGGGCGCCTGGCGAGAATTACGAAGAGATCCTGCGCCGTCGAACAGTACGGATGGGCGGGCACCCTGGCGAGCCGTGGACACCGGACGAGATCGCGCAACACGAACGGCGGGGGTGGACATCCGGCTACTTCCCGACGACGCGGTGGAAGCCAGATCGCCCAGGGTATGTCATCTATGGTGGTGCCATCGGGAATGTGATTCACCCCTGGTTGCCGAGGCGCATCACGCACCGTGAAGTCGCAAGAGCGATGGGGTTTCCGGATACGTGGAAGATTGCTCCGCTTGCCGACGATAAGGGTCTGAAAGACTATTGGGGGAAGGGCATCACCGTCCAATGCGGGCAATTCCTGGGGAAGTGGATCAAACTCGCCATCGAGGGTGACGTATCCGAGCTCCCAGAAGGTACGCCCGTCGGCGACAGAGAATGGTTCTACGATGTCAGACCAAGGAGGAAGTAATGACCACACGTGACGGTATCGGATCGCCGCGACGGAGAGAGGTCGTCGAACGTGATGAGGTGGCTCTCAAGCTCATCAAGCGGCGTGCCGATGACGGTTTGTGCACCAGACTCATCGACATCCGCCGGTCGCTCACCGAGCGTGAGCCAGGGCTGTCCCGCGGGCAGTGCTACTACGTCGTGAAGCGACTCGAGCGCGCTGGCCACATCGAACGGCGCGCCGGCTATCTCTGGTGCATCGCGGAGGAGTCGTGAGTGCCACGGCAAAGGTCGTATTGTCCTGGAATGAGACCAATCCAGGGTGGACAGCCGCAACGGTCGTCCAGAAGCACGAACAACAAAACAACGGCGTCAGTGTCGCAGAGTCTGCGAATCGTCAGGCCGGGAGTGGGTTTGATCCGTTCCCGGTGATCTGGCATACTCTGAATGCCTGCGCTCGCGATCTCGACTGTCACCCAGGCCGCATCGAAGTCACGATCCTCGTCGAGAGTAGTGAGATCGAAGAGATCATCCGCCGTCAACCGCTAAGAGGCTAGCGTGACCCCTCAGCTTGCCTCTCTTTGACAGACCGTCCCGCGACTAAGACACGCCCATCATGACCCTCCTGAATGAAGAGATCATCACCGAGATCTCACTCGGCGACGAGCGCCCGCATATCGCCTGTTGCATCGCAGATGCGTTCTTCTGCGGCCGGCCGTTCCATCCTGAACTTCTCGCAGTTGAGGACGACAAAGAAGAAGATTGCTGCAAGACGTGTATCGACATCCGATACGACATGCTCTGCCCGCCGCACAGCCCGAAACATTCGCATTGTCCGCTACTATTGACACGCATTTGTCGCAGAGCATCATCCTAATTACGTCGTCGGAGACATCCCGCTAGCCGGCGTATCGCTGTTATCGCCATATTTGCGACGTAATCGAGCAATTTCCTGACGAAGTTTGTCCCGCTCCGCAGCCATCACCTCGAGTCGTATTGTCAATTCTCGGAACCCCGCCCGCCATTCCTTGTTGTCCTCTTGCAACGTGTCGATGATGCGGTTGAGTCCGTCAATCACCTGGGCTGTTCCCGCTCTCGATTCGGTCGCCACCCCCGACTGCGCCGAGATCTTGTCGACTGCCCGGGATCGTCTATACGTCAAGACACCTAGAGCGAGCGCAACACCAGCGGTTCCAATACCACCTGTTACCTGCTCCCAACTCATTTCTTCTCCGTCATCGGGTTCACGGGCGCCTCGAGCAGCAGAGGCATCTGCAAGATCGCGATCGCAATGTACAGGATCGGAAGTTGAAGACTGGCCTTCCCGCCAAAGAATTGTTGAGTGTTACTCACACCCCAGAAGAAATGGAAGCTGATCGACAATGCCAAGATAACCCGGACGATCCGCAGGTCGCGGAAGATGTTGAGGAAGATCATCTTACTCGACCCGAGCGCAAAGAATGCGACTCCGATGAGATTCTTGTCGAAGCCATACGGGTTGAATGCCGGGTTGGACGTCCAGAAGTTGACAGCCAATGCGATCGACATCGCACCAAGTGTCATGATCGAGTGATAGAGGGCGGGGTGAGTTTGGCGGATGTTCACCCTGCTGTGCTTGATGACATTGTTCAAATCCCCGTCCTCCCCACCATTGATTCGGCTCAACCCATTACACCATCACCGGCAGCGTCGACCCCGACTGGCGCAACATGTCATTGTACCAGTCGATCGAGTCATAAGGATGTACCTCAGCCCCCAGGTTGACCGCCACCTGCTCGTCGGCACCAACGGCGCGCGCCAACGTCCCGGAGCCGTAGCGGATGAACGTCGCCGGACCGTTGCCGTTGTCGTAGCCGGTCTGCCAACCGGGCTTCGGCTTATGGACTGTGATGGGCTTGGACATTTCGTCCTCCTCGTCGGGCGGTGGGTCATTTGGTAGCGGAATATT